AGAAGACCCCAAGAAAGCGTTTTTTCGGCCTGCCAAAATGGCGCAAGCCCTTAAGAAACGCGGGCGCCCGCGCGCCAGCGCGGAGGACCTGGAACGGCGCGGTACCGCGCGCCGCGATCGACCACGGGCGAAACCAGCGACGACCCGATCGCGACCGACGCCGCGCGCCGCGCGATCCGCCACCCGACCCCGATCGTTTGTCGCCGTCGCCACGGCGTATACCCGTGACGTTCTGAACGGCGCGATCGTCGCCGGCAAATGGACGCAGCTCGCGTGTCGACGCTTCCAGCGGATGCGATCCGATCCGCGGTTCGCGTGGTCGGCAAAGGAGGTGGAGCAGGTCTGCACGTTCGTGGAGAAGCTGCCCCACGTCGAGGGCCGCTGGACCACGCCGACGATCACGCTGGCGCCGTGGCAGGTCTTCATTCTCGCCGCGGTGTATGGCTTTCGCCGGCCCGATGGGCATCGGCTCGTCATGATGGTGTTCTTCGAGGTCGCGCGCAAGAGTGCGAAATCGACGCTCGTGGCGGCCTGCGCGCTCTATCACCTGATCGTCGAACAGGAGCCCGGCGGGCAAGTCGTGTGCGGCGCGAACACAGGGAGCCAGGCGCGGATCGTGTTCTCGATCATGCAACGCATGATCCGACGCGCGGCCTGGTTGCGCCAGCGCGGGCTGCAGGTGTTTGCGAACGCGATCACGTTCGACCCGACCGGCGGCTATGCCAAGCCGATCAACGCCAAGAGCTCGACACAGGACGGGCTGAACCCGTCGTTTATTTCGCTCGACGAATCGCACGCGCAGGACTTCTCGCTGCATGACGTGTTGAAGTCGGCGCAGGGGTCGCGGCTGTCGCCGATGCTGATGGCGCCGACGACGGCGGGCTATTCGTTGACATCGGTCGGCTATGCGCTGCGCGGCACCACGATGAAAGTCCTCGAGGGCGTGCTCGAGGCCGATCACCTGTTCTGCGTGCTCTACGAGCTCGACGAGGGCGACGACTGGAAAGACGAGGCGACCTGGCGGAAGAGCGCGCCCATGATTGGCGTCACGCCGACGCTCGACTACGTGCGGCGCTACCGCGACGATGCGATCAACACACCGGGGATGCAAGGCGAGTTCGAGGTCAAGATCGCCAATCGCTGGTTGCATTCGTCGACGACGTGGCTGTCGATCGCGGCCTGGCAGCGATGCGCGGATCCGACGCTGACGCTCGAGGCCTTCGAGCATGAACCGTGCTGGATCGGCGTCGACCTGGCGGAGCGCGACGACATTGCGGCGAAAGCCCTGGTGTTTCAGCGGGCGGGCGTCGTGTACGTGTTCGTGCGTGGCTATCTGCCGGCGCTGGTGGTGCAGGAGCGCGCCCAGGCCGTGCCGGCCTATCGCCAGTGGGTGGCCGACGGCGAGCTCGTCGTCACCGACGGCAACATGACCGACTACGCGACGATCGAAGCCGACATCCGCGCCGACTGCGAGCGGTTCGACGTCAAGGACATCGTGATCGAACGGTATGGCGCGCTGCACCTGGCCGCGAACTTGAGCGGCACCGGCCTCCCGGCGTACGTCGAGAGCAAGAACGCGAAAGTCTTTACGCCGCCGGCCAAAGACCTCGAGGTGCGGGTCAAGACGCGGCAGATCCGGCATCCCGGGACCAGCTTTCTGACCTGGCAGATCTCGAATGCCTGCGCAGAGCGGCGCAAGGACGGCAGTTTGCTCCCGACGAAAGACATGCCGACCAGCCCGAACAAGATCGACGCGGTGGACGCGATCCTGCTGGCGCTCTCGCGGCTGCTATCGGCGAGCACAGCCCCGGCGCCCGGCGTTGGGATCTACGTGTTCGGCGGGGCGCCATGAAACCCGCGCGCAAACCGGGCCGGCCGCCGCTCGACCCGACCCGCCGGCTGTCGGCGCCCGTGTCGGTGCGCCTGGTGACGTCGCAGTACGACGCGCTCTGTCGGCGCGCGGCCGCCGATCGCTGCACCGTGCCGGCCTTGATTCGGGCCGCCCTCGCGAATTTCCGGCATCAAGAATAGGGCCGGCCGGCGGTTGGCGCGCATACTGCCGGGCCAATGCTCAACCGTGCCTGGGCAACGCTCGAAATCAAGGCCTACGACGTCGAGGCCCGCGAGATCGAAGGGATCGCGACGACCCCGACCGCCGATCGGCGGGGCGACATCGTCGACTCGGCCGGCGCGCAGTTCACGCTGCCGATGCCGCTGTTGTGGCACCACGACACGAGCCGCCCCGTCGGCGAGGTCTACGAGGCGCGAGTCGAGTCGACCGGCATCCACATCAAGGCGCGCTTCGCGAAAGTCGACGACCCCGGCACCCTGCGCGATCGGCTCGACGAGGCGTGGCAGTCGGTCAAGGCCCGGCTGGTGCGCGGCTTGTCGATCGGGTTCAAGCCGATCGATGCCGTCCCGCTCAAGAAAAGCGATCCCTACGGCCCGATGCACGTCAAGCGGTGGCTGTGGGCGGAACTCTCGGCCGTGACGATTCCGATGAACGTCGAGGCCACCATCCTCAACATCAAATCCGCCGCGATGGGCGACCACCGGCCCGGCGATACGGGCGTGCCTGAGACGACACGAATGCAGACCTACAGCGAACAAATCACCGCGCTCGAGACGAGCCGCGCCGCGGCGCTCGCGACCATGACCGACCTGATGGGCAAGGCGACCGACACCGGCGTGACGCTCGAGAGCACCGGCCAGGCCGGGGCCTACGACGAGCAGGCCACGCGCATCAAATCCATCGACGCCGACCTGACGCGGCTGCGCGATCTCGAGTCGTTCAGCGTCGCGCGGGCGACCCCGGTCGCGGCGCTGCCGGCGGCCCGCCCGTCGCTGGTCCAGGTGAAAGCCAACGTCCCGAAGGGCACGGCGTTTGTGCGCATGGCGTGCGCCAAGCTGGTGTGCAACGGCAATCTCTACGAGGCCGCCGAGTACGCCGCCAAACGGTGGAACGACTCCACCCCCGAGGTCGCGCTCGCCATCAAGGCCGCCGTCGCGCCCGGCACGACGACCGATGCCACCTGGGCGTCGCCGCTCATCAACCAGTCCATCAGCAGCGACTTCCTCGAGCTCCTGCGGCCGGCGACGGTCGTTGGCAAGATCCCCGGCCTGCGCAACGTGCCGTTCAACGTGAAGGTGCCCAGCCAGGCGGCCGGTGGGACCTACGGGTGGGTCGGGGAACAGAAGCCCAAGCCCGTGACCAAGCTCGCGTTCTCGGCCGAGACGCTCGGCGTCAACAAGGTCGCCGGGATCATCGTGCTCACCGAGGAGCTGGTGCGGCTGTCGAACCCGAGCGCCGAAGCCCTGGTCAAGGACGACATGATCAAGGGTATCGCCCAGTTCATCGACCAGCAGTTCCTCGACCCGGCGGTCGCGGCGGTCGCGGGCGTGAACCCGGCCAGCATCACCAACGGCGCGGCGACGGCGGCGGCGACGACCAATCCCATGGCCGACATCATGGGGCTGATCAACCACTTCGCGACCAACGGCATCAGCGTCGACGGCCTGACGTTCGTGCTGTCGGCGTCGAATGCGCTGGCGCTGTCGTTCCGCTCGAATCTCGACGGCTCGCCGCAGTACCCCGGGATCAGCATGAGCGGCGGCACCTACAAGGGGATGACGTTCATCACCAGCACCGTCGCGTCGACCAACGTGGTCGCGCTGCAGCCGGCGCTCATCCTGTTCGCCGACGAGGGCGGCGTCACCATCGACGCCAGCCGGGAGGCGTCGCTGCAGATGGACAGCGCGCCCGACTCGCCGGCCACGGCGACGACGGTCCTGGTGTCGCTCTGGCAGATGAACTGTGTCGGCCTGCGCGCCGAGCGGTTCATCACCTGGAAGCGGGTCGGCGTCAACGCGGTCAAGTACCTGACCGCGGTGGCGTGGCCGGCGCCGTCGGGCGTCGCGTTCGACGAGCCCGCCGCCGAGACGGCCGCCAAGCGGAAGAACGGCTGACATGCGCGTGTTCGGCCTGGAGATCACCCGGGCGCGGTCGCTGACCGTGCCCGGGGCGCCGGTGCCCGGGACGGGCGGCTGGCTGTCGGTCGTGCGCGAGCCGTTCACCGGGGCCTGGCAGCAGAACCAGGAGATCGCCGTCCCGACGGCGCTCTCCTATCCGCCGGTCTATACCTGCACCACCCGGATCGCCCAGGACGTGGGGAAACTCCCGCTGTATCTCGTGGAGCGCGACGCGGCCGGGTTCTGGCACGAGACGACCTCGCCGGCGTTCTCCCCGGTCCTCCGCAAACCCAACCGCTACCAGACCATCCAGAAGTTTCTCGAGCAGTGGATGGTCAGCAAGCTGACCTTCGGCAATACCTACGTGCTGAAGCAGCGCGACGAGCGGGGCGTCGTGGTCGCGCTCTATGTGCTCGACCCGCAAAAGGTCAAACCGCTGGTGACGCCCGACGGCGCGGTCTACTACGAGCTCTCGACGACCGAGCTCGCCGGCGTCGAGGGCACCGTCACGGTGCCGGCCCGCGAGATCATCCATGACCTGATGGTGCCGCTGTTCCACCCGCTGGTCGGCGTCTCGCCGATTTATGCGTGCGCGATCGTGGCGAGTCAGGGGCTCAAGATTATCGAGAACAGCACCAATTTTTTCGCGAATGGTTCGAGCCCGGGCGGCGTGCTGACCCACCCGGGCGAGTTGAACCATACGCAGGCGGCCGCGGTCGAGGAGAAGTGGGCGGCGAAATACAGCGGGCCGAATAACGGCCGGGTGGCCGTGATCTGGGGCGGGCTCAAGTACGAGCCGATGACCGTCAACGCCGTGGATGCGCAGCTGATCGAGCAGCTGAAAATGACCACGGAACAGGTCTGTGAGGTCTACCACATCCCGGCGGCCCTGATCGACTCGAGCCACCAGCCGCCGTACGCCAACAGCGATCCCCTGGTGCAGCAGTACTACTCGCAGTGCTTGCAATGCCTGATCATCGCGCTCGAGCTCGCGCTCGACCACGGGCTCGGCCTGGTCGACGTGCCGGACAAAACCTACGGCACCGAATTCGGGATCGACGGCTTGATCTGGATGGACACCGCCACCAAGACCAAGGCCGCGACCGATGCGGTGGTCGGCGGCGTGCTGTCGCCGAATGAATCGCGTGCCAAGTACTTCGGGCTGGGGGCCGTGCCGGGCGGCGATACCCCGTACCTGCAACAGCAGATGTATTCGATGGCGGCGCTCGCCGAGCGGGACGCCGATCAGCCGTTCAGTAAGCCGGCCGTGCCGGCGCCCGTCCCGGCGCCGGACGACGAGGACGAGGACGACCTCGAGGAGCTCGCCTTCCTGGGCCTGGTCCAGAAGGCCTACACCGACCTGGAGGCCGTCGCATGAATGCCGACACCTTGGCCCGTGTCGTGGCGCTCACCGTCAAGGCCGCGATCGCGCCCGAGCAGGCGCGCAGTGCGGCGCTCGACCGGGCGCTGACCGAGTCGCGCGCGGAGCTCGCCACGCTCCGCGAACGGCTCGCCGTGCTCGAGGCGCGGGCGCCGTTGCCCGGCCCGCCAGGACCGGCCGGCGCCGACGGGGTGCCGGGGGCCGACGGGCTGTCGATCGACGCGCTCGAGGCCGTCCAGGCGCCCGAGGACGGCCGGCTGGTGACGCTCCGCTACCGCGCGGGCGACGTGACCAAGGACGTGGGGACGTGGCGCTTTCCGGTCCCGGTCTACTGCGGCGTCTACCAGAGCGGCGGGCGGTATGAGCCGGGCGACATGGTCACCTGGAGCGGCTCGCAGTGGCATTGCAACAGCGTCACGAGCGAGCGCCCCGGGCTCGGGAATCCGACGTGGACCCTGGCGGTCAAGTGCGGGCGCGACGGCAAGGATGCGCCGGTCGGGGCGCGCTGATGGCCGCCGCGACCCTGGTGACGCTCGCGCAGGCCAAGGCCTACCTGCGGCTGGCGACGCCCGACGGGCACGCCGACGATCCGGCGCTGACGTTGACCCTGGCGGCGGCCGAGGACGCGATCCGCGACTATCTCAGCCCGTACGAGGCGGACGCGGAGCGCGTGGCCGCCTGGACCGACGAGACGGTGCCGCCGCTGGTGCAGGAGATGATCCTCTTCCAGACCGGCGAGTTCTGGCGCTTTCGCGGCGACGACCTCGAGGGTGGCAGCGTGCGGCGTGACCTGGACCGTGGCGACCTCCATCCGATGGTGGTCGGCGCGCTGCGCCGGCTGCGCACGCCGGTGATCGCATGAAAGCCGCCGGCCTGCGCACCAAGCTCGTCGGGCTCGAGGCGCCCGGCGCCCCGCTGCCCGACCCCGACGGCGGCTACACCGAGACGTTTGCCGCGCTCGACCCGCCGACGGCCTGGGCGGCGATCGAGCCGGCCTCCGCCACCGACCTCGAGCGGCTGGCCGCCGGCACCGTGATCACCACGGCGTCGCACCTCATCACGCTGCCGTTTCACCCGGGCATCACGATCGAGACGCGGATCAGCTATCCCGACCCGCGCAAGGGCCGGACGCGCACGTTCCAGATTACCGGCCTGACCGACCCCGACGAGCGGAACCGCGAGCTCGTGATCGTGGCCGAGGAAATCCTGCAGTGAGCGCCAAGCTGACGTTCTCGGGCGTGCAAGAGATGCAGGCCGAGCTGCAGCAGTTGGCGCCGGCGCTGACCGCCTACGCGCAGGGGCGGGCGGTGTTCTGGGCCGGCGAAAGCGCCCGCGAGATCCGGCGGCGGTATCCGAGCTGGCTCAGTGGCCGGCTGGCGGCGGGCGTGCAGGTCGTGGCGACGGCGGGCGGCGGCACGCGGGCCGGGGCGACCGTCGTCCAGAACCAACAGCCGCTCGGCAACTACTACGAGTACGGCACCAAGAAGATCCGGCGCACCAAGACGGGCGCGAAACGGGGCCGGATGCCGAAGCACGCGATCTTCGCGTCGACGTCGCCGCGCATGCGCGCGTTGTTTGTCGCCGAGGTGCGGGCGCACCTGGCGGCGCTCGGGTTCACGGTGACGGGCGATGCCGGCCGATAGCAGCGCGATCGACGCGGCGCTGCTGGCGCGGCTGCGCGGCGATGCGGCCCTGACCGCGACGCTGCCCGACGGCGTGCACTTCGGGTTTGCGCCGCAGGGCGCGCGCACGTTCGGCCTGGTGCGGCTCGAGGGCGTGGTCGAGACGCCGGTGTTCGGCGACCCGGGCCAGCGGCGCGGCCTCGAGGCGCTGACCTACGAGGTCGCGGCGGTGACCCGCGACACGTCGCAGACGCCGATGTTGGCGGCGGCGGCGCGGATCGATGCGCTGCTCGAGGACGCGCCGCTGACCGTGGCGGCGTTCGAGGTCTTGTCGGTGGTGCGGGTCGGGCGGGTGCGGGCGCCGCTGCCCGACGCCGCGGATCCGTCGCTGCTCTGGCAGCGGGCGGGCGCGCAGTATCGGGTGCTCGTGGCCCCCGCGGACGAAGAGGAGACGTAAATGGCGATCAAGAGTGGGCGCAATGGCGTCGTCAAGTGGGATCCGACCGGCGCCGGCGGCGTGACCGCCGTCAACGTCATTTCGATCAAGTCGTTCACGGTGTCGATGTCGGTCGAACAGGTCGACGTGACCTGTTTTCTCGATACCAACAAGGTCTACATCCCGGGCCTGCGCGACATCCAGGGCACGCTCAGCGGCTTCTACAACTCGGCCGACCTGGCCGTGATTGAAGCGACCGCGCTCAGCTCGCCCGGCTGGCTCGAGCTCGTGCCGGATACGACCGACCCGACCGTGCCGGCGCCGCTCAAGTGGAGCGGGAAAGCCTACATGGACGCGGAAGTCGACTGCGCGGTGGACGGGGCGCCGGCGCTCTCGGGCAAGTTCATGGCGGCCGGCCCGTGGACGATCCCGAATACGCCCTGAGCCGTGTTCCGCTCGATCACGCTCACCGGGCGGCGCGGCGCGATCGTCTGGAATGCCGGCGAGGCCGCGACGCTCGGCGCCTGGCGGGCCTCGCGCGGCAACGGCGAGACGACCTGGCAGTTGAGCGCGGTCGTCGAGAAGGCCGACGCCTATCGGCTCAAGCAAGTGCCGCTCTTGTTCCTGGCGCCGCGCACGAACTACCCGCGCGGCGTCTCGTGTTTCCCGGTCGTGCCCGGCACCCTGACGATAGGGGGCGGGTCGGTCACGGCGACGCTGGCCCAGCCGGAAGGGTATTGAGTGTCCCGATTCGTCACCGACGCTGTTGTCACGCTGCCGCTCTCGGACGGCGACACGATCACCGTGCGCGCCCGGCTCACCCACGGCCAGACGGAAGACCTGTACCGACGCTGTTTGCGCGACTGGACGCCCGACATGCCCGACGAGGCGCGCTATCAGCATGACCGCCTCAAGGCCCCCAATGCGATGGTGGTCGCCTACCTGGTGGACTGGACGCTACGGGACGCCGCGGGGCGGGTCGAGCACATTCTCGGGCTGCCCCCAGAGGAATTGCTCGACGTGATCCGCAATCTCGATCAGCCCACGTTCTCGGAACTCTTCGCCGTCATCAATGCGCACGACGAGGCGGGGCGCACGGCGCAAAAAAAAACGGCGGTAGCGATCGCGTGAAGTTCGACCTCCGGCTCGCCCGCGCGCAAGGCTGCACCTACGGCGAGATCCTCGCGCTGCCGGAAGACGTGTATCAGGTGCTCGTCGACGACCTCACGCGGCAGGGCTGACCGATGGCGCTCTCCAGTACCTTCGAGGCCAATTTCGACCAGTTTCTCGGGGAGTGTCGCAAGGCGGCTCTCGGCCTCGAGGCGATCGAGAAACAGGGCGACGCGACGCAGACCAGCGTGACGAAGCTCGGGGGCAGCACTGGCAAGGCCGGCGCCGACTTCGCCAAGATGACCGGCGGCCTGCGCTCGGTCGATGCGTCCCTGAATGCCGTCGGCGTCAGCATTGGCAAGCCGATCGCCGCGATCGAGGAACTGAGCGTGGTCGCGACCAAGGGCGTCGGCGCGCTCGGCGCGCTGGGCACGGCCGGCGCCATCCTGGCCGGCGCGATCGCCGCGTGGGACTTCGGGAAATGGTCGGCGCAATTTACCGGCATGAACGAGACCTGGGATCGCATCTACGAGAGCTGGGGGATGAACGCCTTGCAGGCGGAAACGCTCGGCGCCAAGCAAGACCTCCTGGCGAAGGCGAGCGGCATTGCGAAGCGCGAGATCACCGACCTGGGCGAGGCGGTCAGGATTACGAGTCAGGCGGTCGCGGACAACGCCGCCAAGACGGAAACGGCGTGGTCGCATCAGGCGACCTGGGAGCGCGAGATCCGCAAGCATCGCGCCGAGCTGCCGTTGATTGAGGCGGCGCTCAAAAATCACGCCTCGACGACCGCGGAGCTCTCGAAGGAATACGGCATCTCGGCCCGAGCGATCGAGTACTACGTCGCCCGGAAACGCGAGCAGACCGCGGCGGAAGACGAGGCGACCAAGAAAGCCGAGGCGGCGGCGACGGCGCAGCAACGGTTGCGGGACAGCCTGTTTGGCACCGAGATGGTCACCAAAGCGCAGGAGGCGATCGCCGCCATCGGCGGGATCGCGGGTGTGACCCGGATGTCGACGGAGGCGCAGGCGGCGCTGAATAAGACCGTAGGCGAGGCGATCGAGTCGCTGCAGCGGGAGGGGAAAGTCGGGACCGCGGCGCTGAACGAACTCTACGTCAAGACGGTGGCGATACCGCCGGTCGTCAACGGGCTGCAAGGGGAATGGGTGAACGTCGGCAAGCAAGTCACGATCACCGCCGACCAGGTCCTGGCCGACATCAAACGGATGAGCGACGACACGAAGGCGTACGAAGCGGAGACGCAGCGGCTCGCCGACGAGTGGAACCAGGTGAAGCCGCCGATCGACGCCGCCAAACAGAGCGTGGACGAGACGACCGGCGCGGCCCAGCAGATGACCGTCGCCTTTCAGCAGTCGAGCAGCGCGATCCGCCTGACCGCCAGCGAGATCGTCGCCGCCGGCAAAGCGATGGACGACGCCTATCGCAGCGCCGGGTTCGGCGGCACGCAAATCGCGACGGGCGGCTATCAGCAATCGCTGCGACAGATGGCGGGTGGCGATGTCAGCCGCGCCGGCGCCGGGCAGGCGTGGGGCAACACGCTCAATGTGAACGTCAACAACCAGGACGCGCAGGGCATCGCCAACAAGCTCGTCACCGAGATGCGGCACCAGGGGGTGCGGTTCTAATGCCGTCGCACCCGCACGTCCCCGGCTGCGCGCGGCTGAACGTCATGCGGCTCAACGCCGCGCGCCTGAACTTCTACGAGGCGGTGCCGCTGGCGATCGTCGGCGGGGTCGATCGCACCAGCCTGGTGCGGATCGCCGGCGCCAGCGTCGAACATGTCTTGAACGATGCCCCCGACACGGCCCGCGTGCGCGTGCATGGGTTCGTCCCCACGGCGGGGGAGACCTTCCAGCTGTTCACCGGCGACCGCGCGCTGGAGCAGCAGTTGTTCGGCGGCCGCATCCTCGAGACGACGCGGGTGTATGAGTCGCTCAAGACCAACACCGCGTTCGACATTCGCGCGATCGACCTGACCTGGCTGCTCAACCGGCGCCGCGTGCTGGCGACCTACACGGGGTGGAGCGCGTCGACGATCGTGCTCGACGTGATCGCCCGGTTCGCGTCGGGGGTTACGACGGGCGCGGTGACGAACGCGCTGCCGATCATCGACGCGATCACGTTTACCAATGAAACCGTCGCGACCTGTCTGACGGCCATCTGCGAACGGATCGGCGCCTACTGGTACGTCGACTATGCCGGCGTCCTGCATGTCTTTGTCTCGGAAGGGCCAGACGCCGCCCCGATTACGCAGACCGACGCGCGGACCTCGAGCGACCACGCGCTCGCCGAGGATTTGTCGCAAGTCGTCACCCGGGTGATCGCGCGGGGCGGCGGCGGGCAGGCGTTGGTCGACGTGGCGGCGGGGGCCACGGAGGTGCCGGTCACCGACGATGCGTGGTACAGCACGGCGGGCGGGATCGTCGAAGTCGGCGCGCAGCGCGTCACGTATGCCGGGGTGAAGGGGCGCGGCGGGACGGGGGCGATCGTCGGCACCCTGACGACCCCCACCGCGGCGCTGAAAGCCGCCGTGTCGCACGGGACGGGGCTGGCGGCGGGGACCTATCGCTACGCGCAAACGCTCACCAACGCGAGCGGGGAAACCCTGCCGGGGCCGCAGACCGCCGCGACGGCGGGCGCGGCCGTCGGGACGCTCTGGAAGACGTGGATGCGCGATTCCGGGCGGTATAGCTGGCCCGGGGACGGGATGACGCCGGGCGGCCTGTACAGCTGGCGGGTGCATGTCCTGCTCGAGGGGGGCGGGTTTGTGCTCGGGCCGCCGACGGACTACTACGTCGGCAGCAGCACGGAATGGGAGATCTATCTCGGGATGCGGGTGCTCGATCCCGTGACGGGCCACTGGTACAACAACGGGATCATGACGAGCGGCCCCGCGCGCATCA